AGCTTTTTCACGGGTACGCTCTGCTTCACTAACAGTTTTGTCTATTTCTAGTTTTTCAATTGCTGAACTAGCTTCTAACTCTTTGCGTCCAGCTTCTTCTGCTTTAGACGTAAGTTCTTTCAAAGGGTCTGTAATACCCAATGCCTTAGAAGTTTTTGGAGACAATGTTTCAGCCATGATTACTCCTTCTTTTTCTCTTCAACATTAGCCATTATCCTAGCCATGTTGCTAAAGTAACTGCTAGTCAAGTCATTTGCATATTGGTCTGCTTGCATACCCGCTTTTATAGCGCCAGTCATGATGTTGTCCCCAATACCAGACAACTTCAGACCGTAGTCATATTGACTTTGCAACAACTGCTGTCGGAAGGCTTCTACTTGTGCCATAGACTGCTGTGCGCCTACACCGCCACGTCGTTCTGCACCCTGCGCTGCCTGTGCTTGCACTGCCTGCAATTGCTGCTGACCAACAGGAGTGAGTTCTCCACGCTGAGACTTAGAAATTAATTCCTGTGCTTGTGCTTTGTAAGGTGCAGCCAAAGCAGACAACTCTTCTTTGCCAGCTTGTCCAGCTTGCTGTGCTTTGTTGGCTGCATAAGCACCATACAATCCTTGCAAGCCAGAGATGCCTAGCTTTTGAAGAGTCTCTTCTTTTAGTCCTGTTTTCTCTGCTACTCGTCCTAGCAAATCTTTATCACCTCTTGGCTGCAATTGAGGCGGCGTAAAAGGGACAGGAGTTCCTGCTGTTCCAGTTGGCGCTGAACCTGTTTGTCTAACACTAGGGTCATAAGCACCGGGGCCAATAGGAATGTTAGTCCCTGCTGGTTGGTCATAGTAGCTGCTAAAGTCAGAACGTACAGAACCATCTGAGGGCGTAGGAGTTGGTACGTTTGCCAGCCGTGCTGTCTCTGCCGCAGACTCGTTAGGGGCTTTACTGTAATCTGGTGCGTCAGACTGGTAAGCGTCACCTATACCTTCTTCATCAAAAGACGGTATGCCAGTGTCCTCATGCGGCTCACCAGAGCCTCCACGGGCTTTCAGCAAGTCAGCTTCCTCTTGGTTGATATACGCCAACATGTGACCGGGAGGAGCTTTCTTCTGTAGAAGCCTCGCTATCTTGCGTATATCGCCGCCAACACTGGTAATTTGTCTTACTGCTGATGCCATGATTAAACTCCTAGAGCGTCTTTAAGACGCAAGGTTTCTTCGTTCCAAACTTTCCGCTTCTTCTTACCCGTGGACGGGTCTTCAATTTCACCAGCCCCACGGGATGCTGTCAACCCTGTTGTAGTACCCAAAGCCTGACTTAAAACAGAGTCAGAAGGTTTAGTAGGTGCTTTTGGTTGCTTGCCACCAAGGATAAACAAGTCTGGCTTGTAAGGCTTGTCTTTTGGAGCAGGCTCTTTTTCCGGCGTAGCAGCGGGTTCTTCTGTTTTTCCAGTAATCGTAACAGGGTCTAACTCACCGTCTCTTTTGCCCGTGATTGTGACTGGCTCTAACTCGCCATCCTTTTTACCAGTAATGGTCACAGGTGCTAAAGATTGAGGCTCTTCTCTTTTTCCTGTAATAGTTACGGGTTCTAAAGCTAAAGGCTCTTCTCTTTTGCCGGTAATAGTGACAGGTGCTAAAGATGGCAATTCTTCTCTTTTGCCAGTAACAGTAACATCTTGTAGCTTGGCAGGCTCTTCAATAATGTCTGTCTTTGTGATGTCTGTTGGTAGTGCTTTTTCTCTAATTTCAACACGTTGTAATTCACCAACTGGTTTAGTTTCCGCAGCAATAGTGTTAATAATATCCGTATCGGTAATGTCAGTAGTCTTTTGACCCGCAACAGTCACAGGTTCTAGTGCCGCCGCTGGTGGAGCGGTAACGGGAGCGGTTTCTAGTGGTGGCTCAATAACGGAAGCAACAGCAGCAGGAGTAGTTTCCTTTGCAATCGTGTTGATAATGTCTGTGTCTGTGATGTCCGCAGGACGTTGTTTTTCAATGGTAACAGGCTCTAGTGCTGCTGCCGGTGGAGCAACAACAGGAGGGACTTCTGGTGCTGGTTCAATAACGGGAGCAACAGGGGAAGGTGTAGCCTCTTGAGAAATTGCGTTAATGATGTCTGTATCTGTGATGTCGGCAGTTTTTGTACCGGCAACAGTGACAGGCTCTAATGGAGGTGTAGGAGTTGGCTCTACTGAAGGCGTAGCAGGAGAAGCAATAAGGTCTAATATTGCCTTATCTTGTGGTGGCAGTATAGTTTCTGCAACAGGAGAGGGTGCAGGAGGTTGTTCTACAACTGGAGGTGAAGGCGTAGGTGTTGGGGTGGATGTAACCGCATTAGGACTAATGATGTTAGTGCCAGTAACATCAGAAGTGGTTTGACCAGTAACAGTAACAGGTGCTAATTCACCAGTAGCAGCACCAGCATCAGTTTCTGGAGTCATTGCAGCTACTTGTGAAGCTGGCAATGCTCCAGTATCAGTAGTGCCTCTAAATGTGTCTTCAATAGTGCCAGCAACTTTGCCTTTTGACTGACTTCCTAGTTCTCCTAGAAGGTTTGAAACTGCACCAGTACCACCACCCGTAATATATCCAGCAACAGTAGAACCTATAAGTCTTCCAGTTTGCCGTGTGTAATCATCGCCTGCTGATTGATACGCAGAAGATGCAGCAGAGCCTGCTAACGCTGCTGTCATGTTTCTTGCAACATCCTGTTCTGTGCCACCAGCAGCGGCTGTCTTTACGGCAGAGCCACCAGCAGAAACAAGAGCATCTACTACGCGTTTGTCTGTAATGTATTTGTTGATTTCTTTTGCAGCTTCTACAGAGCCTGTGTTAACAACAGTGTTTATGAAAGAATTTTTTAAGGCGTCTTCTGGACTTTGGCCTTGTGCAATATTTGCAGTGGTGTTTACAATAGTGTTTGCTAATAAGTCTGCAGCCACTTGTGACGTAACTATTCCTTCTGTAACAAAGAAATTAGAAAGAGCAGAGCTAACACCGGGAAGCAAGAAAGATAAAGCTAAACCTCCCATAATTCCAAATAAATTTGGCCCCGGTTTATAAACATAAGGCTCAAAAGTTACTTTTCCTTGTGAGTCATATTGGTAACCTGTTTTTGGGTCTTTATAACCTACTCCACCCATGTATAAAGTTGGCTCCATTCCAGCTTTAGTAGCCCACTCAGGAGCAGGAGTTTTTGCTACTAAATCTGCAAGAATATTTTGTTGTGCTTGTTCTGTCCTTGCCGCAGCTTTGGCAGGCATGTCTTCATTAGAGTACGCATTTGTATTTGTTAACTTAGGCATATCAGACTCCTAAAGCTGCTGCTATTTGTTCGTGGATAGTCAGGTGTACACCCAACCAATCATAGAAGTCTTCCTCTACGTTCCAGTCAGCATCTAACAATTGAAACGGATTATCAAGCGTTAGGATAGAAGCTAGAGACTCATGCTCTTGGTTATGCACAAACAACCAGTCATCAAGGTTTTCGGGGCTGGCATCTGTTATTGGATACTTAGGGTAAGTCACACCAGTGTCGGTAACAATCTGGTGGAAGAGACGATGCTGCACACCGTTCTCAAACAGCATCTCTGCTAGGCCATCTTTGTCGCCAAACTTGACGTAACTTAAAGCGTCCATGTTAATAGTCCGTCCCTACTTTCTCTTGAAAAATTCGTTACGGATAAGGATGTACGTCTTTAGCACGGTAAAGACAAGCGTAGCCCACACCATCAAGTCATACGATGTAAAGTGACTCGCAATAGTCCCTGCCCAAATAATGAGCAAGTCTAGGAAAGATGTGTTTGATTGGTCTTGTTCCATGTCAAACATCGTAGTAAGGCACTTTTACCACTGTGCCGTTAAGGTTAAGACTAAAGAATCCAGCAGGCACTAGCAGCAGGCTAGACGTTGCAAATGTTGCACTAGAAGATGTGGTGCTAGTGTGATTGACGGTTTGTGCATTCACGTTACCACCAGTGATAGTCACACTGGTAGAGTTCTGCAAAGCCATGTTGCCAAGGCCTGTGACGTTGGCATTGGGTACGTTGGCTAGTGAGATGGTGACGTTAGCAGACAAGTTGCCGCCACCTGTAAGCAGTCCTCCTGCCAGCACATTGACCGTATTCGGTACTGCGCTAGGGACGTTAGCAATAGGTACTGTAGTCAGTCCTATAGTGACATTGCTAGTAAGTGGGCCACCACCAGTAAGCAGACCAGAAGCTAAGACGTTGACAGTGTTAGGCACAGCACCCGGCACATTAGCCACGGGTACGCTGGTAAGACCTAGTGTTACGTTAGCATTTAGCCTACCGCCACCAGTGAGTAATCCACTAGATAGAACATAGGTAGTGTTGGCAGTAGCGCCTACACTGTTGGCATCTAGTACAACAATACCAGTCTGACCATTGACAGATTGCACTGCATCCGTGTTGTCTATCTTTTGCCAGATAGTGCCGTTAAATAAGGCAAGGTCACCTACTTGCCAGTCAGTGATGCCGTTAAGGTTAGTGCTACCAGCTACAGAAACATAGTAGTAGTCACCCTTGTTTCCAATACTAGAGGTAAGCGTAGGCGTGTTTGAACTGGCATCCCATGTCCCTTTATAGACAAGAGCGCCAATAGCATTCGCAAAACTGCTTACCGTCTTTAACATAGGTCAGGAGCCGTCGCCGGGGGTCACATACACCACAGCCGTGCTAGTGCTAGTCACACCCGTAAAGTAAGCGTTAGGGACAAAGGTAAGGATTTCATCTGTACCCGCAAGTAAAGGAATACTGTTACCCGTGCTAGTGACAGCAGCCGCACTATTGCCTGCTTGTGCAGAGGTAGTTCCTATACCCATAAACACAGTCACAGAGCCTGCGTTGAGAATACGGTACTGGTTACCGCCTAGCGTGTTAGATATGGCCTGTACAGGCGTAGGAACGCTAGTAGCAGCAGTGAAGGCTACTGTGTTCCCAGAAGGGCAGAAGGGTGCGCTAACGCTCATGCTTGACTCCAAGGAAGAGGTGGCGTAATGATAGGAGGGTTTATCAAGTCAGCAATGTTAAGACTGAGCCTTGACTCTATCTTTGTCTTCTCTACGCCACTTGCCCATATCCAACTTAGTACGTCATCAAGGGTAAGGCTGTCGTAGTCTATGAAGTCACCACCTTTGTAGGTGAAGCTGCAAGAGCCATAGTTGGTAGAAGAGTAAGACTGGTCATCTTGCTCTTGGGTAGCAGTGCATCTCCAGTGAGCCTCTGTCACTACTTTTGTCTGACCTTCTGATTGTGGCAAGCAACGTAACTGCTCTACTGTCCAGTTGTATGTAGTCATAATATTTCCTTTAGGTTAAGCGATGCCAGCGTCTGCTAGGCGTTTACGGAGTGATTGGATTTCCTTGACCAACATAGGCACAAGTTTGGAGTAGTCCACTGCCATCATGTCTTCTTCATTGACAGGTTGGTGTACAGCCTCTGGAGCCACATTGACAAGTTCTTGTGCAATAAAGCCAGCGCGTTGGTGAGTATTGTCTGTTTTCCAATCAAAGCTACGCACTTGAAGAGAGTCAATAACGCTACCAAACTCAGGCGCATCAACAATGTTTTCTTTAAGGCGTTGGTCTGAAGTTACGTTGTAAAGAACTGCGGTTGTGCCAGACTGCGTGATGGAGCCAATGCCTGTGCCATTTAAATTAAACCCAAGATAGTAATTGCCAGATGAACTTCCAGAAATATGATTGACGGAGATATTAGCGCCACCGGGACTAGCGCCACCTTGAGCAACAATGACGCTGTTTCCGGTGTATGTTGTTGAACTCGTAGTCCCCACCAGCAAGTTACCGCTGGCATCCAGCGTCATCGCCTGAGTAAAGGTAATTGCGTTTCCTGCTGTGCCGGAGGGAGCGTTAAACCATTGGTGCTGACCGGAAGTATTTATCTCGTATCGTGCAGAAGTATCAGTTACTAGATATTTCCATCCTGATGAGTAATACGCATTTGCAGACAAATAAGTAGTGTTTACAAATCCCGAAACACTAGCATTTTTTATTTGTAATGTTGTAAGAGTATTCCAAGCACTAGGAGTAACACCCAAGCCCAAGTTACCGCTGGAGTCAATACGGGCGCGTTCTGAGCTAGAGGTCGTAAAAACAATTGGGTAGCCACCAGCAGTATTTATATCAATTTGACCGTTGCCGATGATTTGTGTTGAGCTACTTGCGTTTAAGTTTACAAGACGCATCGCTGTGCCAATTGCGCCTACATAACCTGTACCGCCAGTTGCTGATGTTGAGGAAAAGACTCCAGCGGTGTTTAAAAGATTCGTCCCATCAAAACTCAGCGCACTACCAGTAGTCAGTACCTTGCTGCCGTTAAGGTAGGCTACCCCGTTGGCTGTGCCGTATGACAGCGTTAGGCTTGTAATCACTGTCCCGTTAGTGATGTTGTCAGTAGTGATGTTGGCAGTGGTTACGTTAGCAGTTGTAATCGTTGACGTAGTGACTGTCTCAGTACCAATAACGGCGGTAGTAATGTTTGCCGTAGTCACATTAGCAGTAGTGACAGCTACGTTTGTTATCGTGACATTGCCGCTGCTGATAGTGACGTTAGCCAGCGTCATGTTGTTAAGCGTAGTCACGGTGTTACCCAACTGGATAGCCGTGTTACCTAACGTGATTACAGTATTAAAGTTACTGTCAAGCTGCGACAACGGAATAGACGATGTTGCCGTACCGAATGTATATGGGACTGCCATTTAGAACCTCACTCTCAATTCATGTTCAAACTCAAACGTGTTGTACACAAAGCTGGCGCTGTTACTTGTGATGGTCAAGCCTAAATACTTGCCGTATTGCTGCGCGTCACTCTTGTACAGGGCGTAACCGTTGGACGTAAGCCAACCAATAGTTACGTTAGTGTTATTTTTCCAAGGTATAGCTGCACCGCTATTGTTATACCAAATAACACTGTTGTCTAGCGTGTAAATCGGGCTAGAACCTCTTTCACTATCTACTGTTACGTTGATAGATGCTGCGTTGGCAAGTGTGGCCTCTATGCCAAACTTCAGAGCCTGTTTTGTGCGAATAGGGTCACCCATAGGCATCAGGGCCGTGCGGATGGTGCTGGCTACATTGCTAGTGGAGTCACTGTACAAGCGGTAGAGGTCTGTACCAGTAGTGCCGTACAGGTTAATCAGCCCAGACAGGGGTACAGAAGTAATGTAAGTCAAGCTACCTTGGCTAGTAATAAACCACTTCTTCTCAAAGAACACCGCTTGTATAGCACGAGGGCTAGATAGCGGGTCATTGTAAGTAAAAGAGAAAGCTGCACACAGAATGTTGTTCAGCAGCACTTGACCAGCAGATACCGGCTTTGTGAAGTCTATGTATGGGAAGATACCGTCTAGCTGGTCTGAAATCTTACTGGTAGTAGAGCCAACCAAAGCATAGATACCGTAGTCGTTCATGAACAGAACGGAACGAAAGTAAGGGAAGATGGCGTATATACGTTTTGTACCTACGCTGGCGCTGACGTTGGTGTTGGTGAACAGGGTTGCGCCACTGGTTGTAACCCGCAAGTCTGAGAACACGTTGATGCTGTCATCACCAAAGATGTACAGGAAGTTGTTGGCAGACAGTGTGCCTTTAATGTTGCCGTGCAGCGTGGAGTCTGTTAGGGTTAAAGAGCCAGCAGACACAGATGTAAAGTCACTGTAGCTACCCGCAGCAGAGTAGTACACAGTACGTCCAGCCGCCACCCACACCCTACCAGAGAACGTAGAAACATCTACTATCTGGTCAAGGTTAATCACCCCTGTAGCAGTAGCACCAGAGCCGGGTACACCGCTGCTGTCAGCAATAACTACCGCTACATTAGACGTAGAAGTGTATCCAGCGCCGGGGTTGGACATCAAAATCTGGGTAATCAGACCTCCGCTGACAATAGCGTTGGCAGTTGCCCGTGTTGTCCAGCCAGTTGCGTCTCCAATAGTGATTGTTACGTTAGCAGAGTTGGTGTATCCCGTGCCAGATGTGTTCATAACTACTGACACTGTGCCTGTTTTAAACGTGACTAGCGAGGCAATAGCGGTAGCACTGGTAGTTGCGCCACCACCAGAGATGGTTACGGTAGGAGGTAGCGTGTAGCCTTGACCAGCGTTTGTCAGAGTGATTGTGGTGACTACATTGCTTCCTGCAACATTGCTGATGGTTGCAATAGCAGTAGCTTGTACATTGCCGGTAGTCTCCTGCGGGGCAGAGAGGGTAACGCTAGGGGTTGTAGTAAAGCCAGAGCCAGCGTTTCTAACGCCTATAAAGCCTACAGCGCCTATGCTGGAGACGTTAGCGCCATCCCAAGTAAACAATCCCTTGTCTGGGTCACCAATGATGACGCGCTGGTTCTTGTATTGGGTGGCAGATACGTTAGCAGAGGAGAATGTACCAGCAGCAGCAACATTGCCTATGTTGGCGGTGTTGCTGACATCTAGCTTGACGTACTGCGCCCTACCGTTGGCCTCAAAACCAAGGATGTAGTCGTTAACATCAATGTTGCCAGAGGTAAGAAAACTAACCGTGTTGGCAAAAGCAATGACGTTGCCACCAGTGTCTTTGACGGTAGATTGAGAGGGAACAATCTTGATATTGCCGTGACCAATCGGCATGGCGTTCTCAATCCACGCGAACTCATCCTCTTTTATCGCCGTTCTATTAGCCTTTGTGTTTAGGCTAGTGAAGTTCTTGACGACAGCATACGATTTTTTTTGCTCTGCTGCTGCCATGATTAGTACGGGCTAGAGTAAGGGTCAGGAATGCGGCGCGTAAATACAGAGTTCTGTACAGCGTTGACTTGTTTGCTGTACTCTTGTTTGTAGATTTCAGCCTCACCATAGCTTTGTTCTTTGTACTTGGCTTTGTAGGCTGCGTAGAAGGCCACAGGGCCAGTGTACGGGGCAACGATGGTATCAACCACGCTAGGAGCAGATGTTAGCAACGGCGTAGGCATGATTACCGTATCTAATTCAATGTAATAGCTTTGGTCTGGAATAGGAGAAATGTAAATCTGACCCTGACCATACGTTGAAAAGCAAATAGGCCTGCCAACATAGTTCTGCCAGTAACGCAGTTGGGCGTTAAAGTTTGTCCACGGCAAATAGCGCAGTGGAATGCGGCTATTACCCCAATACAAGTTGACATTCATGATGTCTAACGTGTACTGACCGTTAGGCATGGCGGCGTAAGTAATTATTTCCGCATTGCTAGAGTATTGCAGCGTTGCCGTACCGTTGGTGAACGGGGCAGTAGGAGGAAACGTAGCGCCAGATGCCGGGTAAGGCGGGGCAGAAGTGTCAGTTGTCCCGCTAGTAATCACCTGATAGATGAAGATGTTGGAGAACAAGAAATCACCGGCTGTTACAGCAGTGCTTGCAGCCCATGCAGTAGCCGCTACTCCCGTTGTAGATAACGGTGTCTGCGTAATTTGGAGGGTGCGTAAACACCCTGTGTCTCTGACTACTCGCTCACGCGCACTATTGATATAGTCCGTTAACTCAGCATCATCCCAGAAATTTCCGTTGGCATCGTGTAGTAGCCTGCGGACTTCCGATATGTAGGAAGTAAGTGTTGCCATGTTGCTTCCATTTTATGCTGCCCTTTGGGTAACTTTTCCCCCCACGGATTTCTCAATCCGCAGAGGTACTACGCTAACCGCCGAGGGTAACGAGCGGTGCTGTTCGGGAGCCTGTGCAGTTATTTCAAACTTGCTCAGTCTTTCAATCCCAGAATTTAAGTCTGAATGAGAACGTATCCAACCCAACCGGGCTAGATACGGTTCTTTATTCTCTGCACCGTAACCAAACACATGCTTTGCAACATGCACAGGAACTTCTACGGGTTTACCCTTAAGAAATTCATAGAAGATGCCACCGTACCCATCCGTGAGTGCGGTGTCAGTTCTGTTGGTTACGAATACAGTTTCTGTCATAGGTTCACAATGTCACCGTACACAGTAACTTCACAAACTGCATCATTAGAGGTAGTTACTTTCACCCACAAAGCGCCAGACGAGTACACGTTAGAAACGGCATTCGCAGTAGGAGCAATGTCTTGGAAAGTAGTTGTGCTTGTGATGTTTGCAAGTTTAGTGGTAGCA